CTCCGACGCGATCTACTCGCTGCGCCAAGCAGTCCCGGTGCCCGAGTTGATCGACGGCGCCCATCGCCCACACCTCGACGGTTACCACTTCCCATTCCTCGCCGAGATGCACGATGCGATCGGCGGTCTGCTCGTTCGTTTCGTTCGCCGTCTGGAGGTCGTCATCGGTGATCACGGCCACTGTGGAGCGTGTCCGCAAACCTTCCGGGAGACGCAATAGGTCGCGGCCCGACGCCGGCTGAACGCTCGCCACGATGTCGGCATCGGTCGGGGCGCCGTCGACCCAGAGGCCCGCGACGTAGGAGCCCGCGGCCCGGCGGCGGCGCGTCACGGTTGCGAAGTGCTCGGGGATCTCCGGGATCGTCATGTCGCGCCGATCCTGACGGTGCGGTCGGCAGACGTAATGCGTGCTTCGACGTGGTCGCGGAAATACTTCGTGTCGATCAACGGCTTCGACGAGCCCTTGCGCGCGATCGTCGCCGGAGCGTTCGGCACGTAGGGGCCGGAGTTGATGCGCTTCACCACGTCGCTGCGCATCTTCGTCGCGAATCGCACGAGTCCACGAGCAAGCGCTTCTTTCCCATCGATCGCGCGGCCCCACACCTCGCGATCGAGGCGCTTGTACTCTTGGACGTGAGCATCGAACACCGGCCCGAGCGTCGGGCGTGCCGGGATGTTGGCCGACGGGGCGCCGTATTCGTGGATGATGCCGAGGTCGGCGAGGTTGATCCCCGACGGATGCTTGCCGGTCCAGCCGACGTCGATCTTGGTACGCTGTCGGGCGTACTTCTTGAGCATGCCGACGATGCGCTTGTACCCGCGATCGTTGTCACGGATCGACGACGAGCTACCGAGCACGCGGCTAGTCGAAGATCTCGCCACCATCGTTCCTTGTAGTGCCCGGATCGTCATGCAGATCTCGCGTGAAGGCCGGCTGCACCAGATCCGTGTCCTCTCGCGTCGCCGCGATGGCGTCTCGTGAAAGCCCGCCGTTGAACATTGGCGTCGGCTGGATCGCGAGGTCACCCACGCCGAGGTCGACGGCCATCTGGCGGTACGCATTCGCTCGGTTCGAGAAGCCGACCGACATGCGACCCGTCGTCTGGTCGGCCTTGGTGGCGAAGAAGAACGCCAGCGCGAGCGCCGCGCGCCCGGACGCGATCAGCACGTTGCCACCGGACTCGTCGAGGAAGTGCTGGATCTGTGCATCGGTCAGGAACGGAGGCGTCCCGAGGTCCCCGATGTTCAGCCGGACTTGCTCGATCAGTGAGAGCGGCATGCGGCCAACCGGCTACGCAGCCGCTCGCTTTCGGGGTCGCTTGGCAGACCGCGGCGGCTTGCGCTCGGCCGCGCCGTCCTCTGGTTCGCCATCGGCGGGCGCTTCGTCGTCGCCATGATCGGCGGCGGGAACTTCTGCGGCGACTCGCAGGGGCGGCGGCGCGTGCTTGCGGCCCGCTTCCCACGACACCTCACCGCGCCGCTGCAGGCTGCGCAGATCCACCCACGTCCGGGCCTTCGGCGGGAGCGCATCGCCCGGTGCATAGTCGACGCCGCGGTGCCGGAAGGCACGGAGCGCGCGGTACTGGATCTCGTCAGCCAACGAGCCTCCCTACTCCGCTCACGGAGGCGCGCTCAGGACGTCCAGGAACAGGTGGCCGAGATCGGCCGCAACGAGCTTCGGCGTGTAGGCCATCTGCCCCTCGATCCGCTCGGCTTCCTTGAGCGGGATCGGGATGCGCTTGATTGCCGGCCCGGTGTACGCCCCGGCACCGAGCAGTCCGGTCCAGGCGAAGATGTAGCCGCCGGATGGCTTGAGGATCGACGGCGTCGGGTTCGCGTACACCAGGAGCGCGTTGTCGCCGAGCACGAAGTCGATCGCGGATGCCGCCGCGGCTTCCGCCGATGCGTCGCGAACGCCCCACGAAACCTCCACCCGCTCGACCTCGAACAGCCGGGCGAGGATGTCGGCCGTCACGCTCGCGGTCTGCGTGTACTTGATCCGGTCCAAGATGTCCGGGTGGTTCTTGAGCGCCATGAAGACGTCCGGTGGAATCACCAGAACGTTCGGCCGGTAGCCGGTCGCTCGGGCGATGTCGACGCCCTTGTTCGTGATGTCCTCGATCGGCGTCGAGCTGGGCAGCGACCAGATCGGTGACGGCGTCGACTCCGACCAGCCGGCGCCGGTGACGAAGTACTTCGACGCCCACTCAAGCTCGCGCTTGATCAAGTGCTGCTGCGTGACCCACTCGGTCGCGTCGCGGTCGAGATCGATCGGCTCGTCCGCGTTCTTGCGCGTCTGGTCGTCGACGTCCTTGTGCACGGCGAACACCGGCGCGAAGTAGCTCGGCGTCGAATCGAGACGGAACCCGCTGCCCGCGGACTCGGTGGCCGGCGCGCGCTCCCGCACTTCGACGCGGAACCAGTCCCGCTTGTCGTAGGTGAAGTATCGGTCGCTCTGTTTCGCGACCGGCACGACCGGGAACACCCGGGCCGCGACGAAGTTCGCCGCGTTCTGCATGTACGCGATGCTGATGTTGGTCAGCGGTCGATCGACATGCACTTGGCTGGAGGTCGGCTGCGGCATCGTTCAGTCTCCTGTGTGGGTCCTCTTGGTCGTCGCTGAGACGTCCGCCGCCTACGGCTGGACTCCGAAGTATTTCTGGTGGATCGACAGCACCTCGCCGTCGGCACCGGCCGCCGTCACGGCGCGGCCGATCGCGTGCTCGGTCGCCGCGACGACCTGGACTTTGCCGCTCGCGGCGGTCGCGACCTTGTCGCCCACCGCGATCGCTTCACTCGCGATCGCCTTCGTGATGCCGCCGGTTTCCACCGAGGCGGTTCGGCCCGCGACCGGGTTGTTCTGGAGGAACCCGTCCGGCACCACGCTCGCGCCGGCCAAGTTGTAGCCAGTCGCCGTCATGACGACGGCCTTGAACTGGTGCGTCGACAGGTCGACGGCCGCGACTTGCGTGCCGATCTCGAACTCTGGGATCTCGAATGCCATGCGCGGTCTCCTCTTGTGCGGTTCCTGTTCGTCGCTGCTACTGCGCGGACGCTTCCTTGCGGTGCTCGGCGTACAGAGCGCGTCCCTCCGGCGTCTGCATGAACCGATCGACGCCCTGCTCGGGCGTGAGCTTCATATCGGCGCTCTTGGCGACGATCGAGCGCCCTCCCGCCTCGATCTTCCCCCAGGCGTCGCCGCCCGTGCCCGCTGCGCCGCTGCCGAGTTCCCCGGTGCCGCCGTGCGCTGCGAGCGCTTCGGCCTGCTTAAGGACCTCGGTGAGTTCCTTCGATGCATCTTCGCGGTCGGCGCTCTTCTGGAGCACCGTGGCAATCTTCGTCGCGTCGAGGTGCGGGTAGTCCGTCTTGCTCTTCTCGACGAGGTCCCGGCGCGTGCGCTCCGAGACTTCCTTGGTGAGCTTCGCCGTCTGTGCGTCGGCGTGCTTCACGATCGCCTCGAAGGGCGCGCGCTGATCTTCCGGGATCTTCGACAGGTCGATCTCGACGCCGTCCGCCGTCTTGATGATGCGCGCCGCCGGTGCCTTCGCCTTCGCGAGCGCTTCCGCAACGGCCTTCGTCACCGCTTCGGCGACGGCCGCTTCGTGCTTTTCCTTCGTCATCGCCGCGGCATCGGGAGCCGCCATTTCGATGCCGGCCGCCGCCGCGAGCGCCTTCATCGCGTCCTCGGGAAGTCCCGGAAGGCCCGCGAGCAGACGCAGCGCCATCCGTACCTTGTTCGTCTGTTCCTCGTCCATCGCCTTGGCGAGCTTCACGACTCCGGCGACGAGCGCGTCCTCGTTCGCCACCGGCTCGACGATGCCCTTGAGGATCGGGATCATCGACTCCGCGACGGCCAGGGTCAGATCAGTTTTCTTCGGGTCGGGCATCGTTTCCTCGCTCTTCAGGAGTAGGAGTGGCCGCTGGTTCGCGGGGCGTTTGACGAGTGCGATCTTCGCGATCCGCAGTTCCGATAGCTCTGTTGCGCCCACACGTTTCGCTCGCCTTGTGCAAGTACGGTGAAGCCGCGGTGCATGGGCTGTCAACACAGCAAGCGGCTTGACACCCCGTTGATGGGCGTCGAGCGTGCGGAGACTACTTGCGCGGCTCGGCCGGAAGGAGCGCCACCGGGCCGCCACCGATCGCGCGTAGAAGTTGCGCCACCGTCGTCTTTCCCGACACCTCGGATACGCCGCGGAGCCCCACCGCGAGCGCCCCGTCCTTGCCCGGCGCGAGCTGTCGGATGCGGATCATCGGGACGCGCTCGTACTTCGCGAGCTTCACGAGATCGGCGCGCGCCCGCACCGCCACCCCGAGCGCCGCAACGTCTGACTCGCTCCACAGCGACGACGACCCGCCGGCGCGGCTACTGCGCACGCTCGGCACCGCGAGCCCACAGCCCCAGAGCCACACGAGCATGGACCGCGAGATCCCAGCCGCCTTCGCCGCTTGGCCCGTCGTGTACGTGACCGGCGTGCCATTCGCACCGCCCGTGCCGTTCGCCCCCGCGGCCGTCATGGCGCCGCGTTCCTGACGGCCAGCCCCTCGACCGACACGCCGCCGAACTCGCCCGCCTTCGCGCGTGCCCACAGGTCGTCGGAGCGCACCTTGATCACCCCGAGCCACGAGCCGGCGCGCACCGGCTGCGGCGGCGAGCCGAACGCCATATCGACCGGCGCGATGTAGTTCTCGACCACCTGCGCGTCGACGTCCGGCCCATTGTGCTCGACGTTGACCGTGCCGCCGTTCGCCATGAAGCCGTGACACGCCAGCTCGATCGCTTCGCGCGATGCCTTTTCGCCGTGCGCGTCGACCTCGTCCGGCTCCATAAAGACGGCGTAGATCAACCGCTTGTCGTCGGCCGAGCACGCAAGTCGCGTCGCCGTCGACTTCGCGACGTTCAGGCTCACCTTCGCCGTGCCGTCACGAGCAGCGGCCCGCGCGCGCCCGCCCGACGACGGGAACGCCGCCGCGTGCACCTGTCGCCACAGCCAGCCGGGGAGCTGCTTGCGCGCCATGTCGAGCACGGCCTCGAGGTAGCTCGCGCTCCGACGCGCCCTCGCCTTCTCGACTGCCGTGGCCTCGACGCCTTCCGGGAGTCGGCCCACCACCGCCTGGACGCCGGCTGTGAAGTCGATCGTCCGCAGCGAGCCCTCGACGAACTCGCCCGGCTCGCGTTGCCTCGCGCGGTAGCTTTCCGGCGTCTCGTCGAGCGGCTTGTCGTGCGCGAAGTCGTGCTCCTCCAGCCACGCGATCACGTCGTCGCGATCGAAGCGCACACGGTCGAAGATGAGACTCTGCACCGCCGTCGCCTTTAGCATCGCGGCGTCGCACTCGGGCCAGAGGGCGTCGACCTGGGCCGCGAGATCGTCGAGTGTCGCGTCTGACTTGGCGATGCTGGTAGGTGTGCGCTTCGGCGCGCGTACCCGAGCGGACAAACCGAGCAGCTCTTGCAGTCGTTGCCCGACCGCGGCCACGCCGTCGTCGATGTCGGACTTGAACATGCGCTCGCCGCTAAGCGGGATCTCCGTCCGCTCGTCGCCGATCGAAAGCGTCAGCGCGGGGAACACGACCGGCACCGTTGGGATCCGTGGCAGCGGCGCACCGTTGACCGCATCCTCGTAGCGCAGCGTTACGTGTGGGCTGTACCCGTGCTCGCGCTTCGGGCCGATGCGTCGCTCGTCCAGTGCGTCGACCAGCGCGGCGCGTAGGGCCGGAAGCACCGGTGCGTCGAGCATCGCGTGGAGCACATCCTTGCCGTCCGACGAGCGAGACGCGTTGAAGCGACCGATGCCACCGATCCACCCAGACACCGGGCCGAACTTCGCGGCCACCTCCTGCGCAGCCGCGAGCACACGCTCAGCCGCATCCGCCGGCAGATCGTCCTCGCGGCCCATGTACGCGACCGTGCAATGCAGCGCGTCTGCCGCCTCGCCGCTATCGAGCGCGATCAACTTCGCCACGTCGGCGGGGATCGAAAGCGCGAGCATGATGCCGCGCTTCCCCGCTTCAGCCTTTGCGACCGCGGGCGAGACGAGTCGCACGATGCGCGGGACCCTCGCGACGATGCGGACGGTCGCGGTCACGCGAGCACCGTAGCACGGGCGAGCGTCATGCCGACACGACCTCGAAGGTTGCGCTGCAACGACACATCGGATGGACTGCGCCCGGTTCGGCGCCACCTGGAAACGATCCGTTGAGTGTCGCCGTCTCGCCGTCGAGCGCGTCGCAGATCTCGTCGACCGCGTCGTCGCGCTGCGTAACCCACGTGCGTTGGATCTCACGCTCCTTGATGAGTCCGTCGTCGACCATGGAGCGCCAGAGATCGGTGCGCCCATGGTTGAGCGCGCCCTGCGTCTCGGTCAGCGAGATCAACTCCGCACGTCGGAGCGCCAGCCGATCGGCGTAGTCAGTGACGCGCTGTGCAACGAGGCGCGGCCCGAGTCCTTGCGCCTCCTGCGCGGCTCGGAAGTTCGCTACGGCTTTCGCGCCACGTTCGTCGAGCCGGATGACGAGCTTGACCTCGCGCGTGATCGCCGTCGGACTCAGCCCACGCTTCACGCCGTCCGCGATGGCGGCGCGTGTCACCCGCTGCGCCTCGCGCGACATGGACGCCGCGAGTTTGGCGGCGCGCTTCTCGGCCCATTTCGCTGCCGCCTTCGACTCCAGCGCAGCCAGCGCTCGGGCCGCCGGTGCCCGTTCCCCGAGCGACTTCGGTAGATGCCGGGCCGCGAGGTTGCGGCCGACCTTGATGCCGCCCGCGAGCGTGTCGTTGATCGCACGTTGGATCCGCTTCGTCGCCACCTTGACCGGAAGCTTCGCGCGCGCCTTCTGGATCTCCGCCACCTCGCGCTCGACATCGGCGATCGTGATGTCGTCGCCGAGACCGTCGAGCGCGTCGAGCACACCAGCCGTGACGTCGCGCGCCGCTTCTTCTGCCGCACGTTCTGCTGCGCGCTGTTGCTCGATCGCCGGGACGGTGCGGATCGGCGGACGCGCCACGCTACCTCGACCGACGCCCCGCACCGGGCAGACGCAGGATCGCCTTGCGCACCGATGCGGTGAACGGTGCCGGTGCTCCGCCACCTGGTCCCGCCGACCACTGCCAGTCCGGATGCGCGGCACGGAACTCTGGCAGCGTCACGTCACCGCCATCGATCGGTGCAAGTCCCTCACGTGCGCGAGCTTCGTTGATCGTCACGACGCCCGAGTCGAGCTGGTAGGCAAAGAACGCCCGCTTCTCCGCTTCCTCCGATAGCGGCGCACCATCGCCACCGACGTCACCCTCCTGCGCTTCCGGCATGCCGCCCGCGCGTCGCAGGTAGTTCTCCAACTCCTTGTCCGGGAACAGGCTCGCGCCCGCACCGGATAGAGCGCCGATGTACTCCCCGAGGGCGTCCAGATCCGGCGTCTCGATGTCGTCGTGCGCGAACGTCGGCAACTTCGCCGACGCGAACTCCGGGTTTAGCGCGAACAGGCGCGGCACCGCCGTCCGGTTCAGCACATCAGCGATGGCGTCGAGCCACGCGCCGATCGCCGTCGCGAAGAGCTTCGTTTTCGAGTCGGCCAGCGCGTACGAACCTACGCTCTGTTGCCCGAGCAGGATGAAGTCGGCGAGCACCGACATGGCGATCTGCTTGTTCCATCGATCGACGATCGCGCCGGTGTCGAACAGCCGCCGCGAGCCGACGCTCAGCAACGTGAGATCGTATTTCTTGTTCCCGTTGGCGTCGTATTCGAGCGGCATCACCATGCCGGCCTGCTCGTTCGCCTTCATCTTCGTGACGAGATCTTTGTACGTCTGGAACTTCTCCTCGTTGCCCGGCTCGAACAGCGAACGCGGGATCCATGCAACCGGGAAGCCGACGAGATCGCGTTCGAGGCCGATGCCCTCCATGTTCTCGGTGTTTTTCTTGAACCAAAAAGCGCGGTATGCGGTGCGCAATATGGACATGCCCTCCGGATTGTCCTTGTGCGCGCTCGGGCGGAACAGCAAACACCGAGTCAGCGGCAGCGCCACCCGCTGAAACATCGGCGGCGCTTGCTGGTACGCGCCGAGCACTTCGCCCTTCGGGGACATGATCCAATCCCATATCGTCGCCTGCGAGCGGATGGGGATCTTCTTCCACCCAATGCGCCCGTCATCGAAGTTCGACTTCGGCTCGTCCGGCGCGACCGCTTGCCCGAGCCGACGCTTGAGCACCACCTCGTGGTAGCTGTAGCCGTAGGGCAGCATCGACAGCACCTCGTCGAGGAACTCCGACCACGTGTGCTCCATGTCGTCCTTGCAGGTGCGCAAGAACTCCGCGGCTTGCTCGTCGAGCGGTGACGCACCGCCGGGCTGCACCGTCCACGGGACCGAGCGAA